AATATCCAAAACTAACTAACAAATAAGGAGCAACAATGACAAGACCAACACGCGTTGAGGTCAACTGCACAACAGGTGAAACCTCAATCATTGAACTAACTGATGCTGAAATTGCGGCTCAAGAAGCGGCAGCACTAGCAGCAGCAGATCAACAAGCAGCAGCAGAGGCAGAGGCAGCAGCAGTTGCCGCAGCCAAGGCAGCAGCAGAAGCAAAGCTAGCAGCACTCGGTCTAACCGCAGAGGAAATCGCTGCACTAAGCAAGTAAGTAACACCAGCTTTACAAGCCCTGCCTTGTGCGGGGCTTTTTATTTTGACAACCTAAAGGAGAACAAGTGGCATACGGCGATGACATTACCGAGGCAATACCCTACACACTGTCTAATCCCGCAGGTTCAACAAGTTATATAGCAACTGGTGAGGCTTACGATATGGCTGTTGCTGGTCTGCCATTCTTTATCGGTGCTACCGATGAGATGCCTTACCGCCGTGTTACTGCTCAGTATCGTAAGCAACAGATTGACCAGAGCCGTGAACCTGGTGAGCAGACTCTTACTGGTTGGTGGCTACGTTCTCAATCATCATTCCACTACGGTCAAGGTATTAAGTTCTTTGAGCCAGTTCAAGATGAATCGCTACGCTTCCAATATACCGAGTCTAAAGGTTTAGATGTTTGGACTAAGGGCCAAGCGACTCTGTTAAAGAGTTGCAGTAGTGTTCACATAATTACTGGTGGTATCAGAGATAACAAGCGTCCTTGGCAGTTTATGAGATCCATCCAATGGACCCAGAACGGCAACTCCTATGATGGAGTTCTAGTAGCTGATGAGTTTGACGTAGATAAAATCTTTCCAACCATCACTGTATCTATTAACAATAAGGCTTTAACAAGTAACGTAGCAACCCTGACAACTACTGCCGCACACGGCTTAGCTGTTGGCTACCAAATAACCATTACCGGTGTTGATGCTACATTCAACGGTGAATATAAAATTACAGGTGTCCCAACTGCGACTACCTTTACCTATGCTAAGACAGCCACTGATGTTCCTTCCACTGCAGTATCGCCAGTAGGAACTGGCACCTCAAGCATAGAACACTTTGTTGATTACAACTCAGGAACTGATGGCCCAGTATTTTCTATCTGTGATGATGGTGTATATGCCTACTGGGTAACTAATAAGACAGGCACTGGCAAGCTGCAAGTTAATAAGCGCCCATTAGATTCAAGCACTGCAGCCGTAGAAATGTTTACCTCACCTGGTATTACTGTTGCCAACGCTGTTATTGAATACACCAAAGAGCGTCTGATTATGTGTGTCAACGACAAGGTATATGAGTTTGCTACATCAGCAACAACACTACCTACTGCTGTTTATACCCACACCGATCAAGACCATATCTTTACTAGCATTACTTCTAGCGGAGTTGCTATTTACATTTCAGGATATAGCGGTATCCAATCAAACATCTACAAGTTTACTCTTGAAGCAACCGGTGCTATGCCTACCCTTACCAGCGCCATTACTGCTGCTGAACTACCGGTAGGTGAAACAACCTTTAAGATTTCCTACTATCTAGGTTATATGGCTATTGGAACTAGCCAAGGTGTTCGTATTGCTGATGTTAACTCTGCCGATGGCTCTATTGCTTATGGCCCACTGCTATTTGAATCAACCCAACCAGTCTATGACTTTGCCTTTAGAGATAAATACATTTGGGCAGCTACTGGAGTTGAAGGACAAGTAGGACTCACCCGTATCAACCTTGGCACTGAAGTTGGTCAACTAGTATTTGCTTACGCTTTTGATCTATATGACCCTACAGATACTCTTGGTCATTACACAACTGCTTGTGCTTTTATCGGTGATACCAACCGCCTAGCATTCTGTAATGCTGGTGATGGTGTTGATGGCGCTGTATACCTAGAGTCTGCTACCGATTTAATAGCCGAAGGCTACCTACAGACTGGTTATATCCGTTACAATACCCTTGAAGGTAAGATATTTAAATTGATTCAAGCACGTATTGATACTGTCAACGGCGCATTTGAGATTGAATCTATCGCTGAAGATGGTGTCGAAACCAACATAGGTTCCTTTGCTCAAGGTGAAACTGTGCCAGAGATTAACGTGAACTACCCAGTAGGTGCTCAACAATACCTTGGCTTTAAGTTCACGATGAATCGTTCTTCATCTAACCCTGCACTTGGCCCACTGTTTACTGGCTACCAGATCAAAGCGCTACCAGCTATCCCACGTCAGCGCTTAATCCAATACCCATTGTTCTGCTATGACCACGAGATGGATAAGTTTGGCAACGAAGTAGGTTATGAAGGTTCTGCCTATGACCGTATGTCACAACTAGAAGCCGTAGAGAATGTCGGCGATACCATCAAGGTCGAAGACTTCAGAACAGGTGAGTCTTATATTGGACTCATAGAAGAAATGGATTTTATCAACAAGACCCCGTCAGACAAGCGCTTCTCCGGCTATGGAGGAATGCTCCTAGTAACAATCAGATCGGTATAAAATGACACCTGCTAACTGGGCCTCACTTATCGTAGCCATCATCGCAGTAGCAACAGCCTTTGCTGGCGCTGTTCGCTGGCTAGTAAAGCACTATCTATATGAACTTCGCCCCAATGGTGGCGGAAGTTTAAAAGACCAGGTCAATAGACTTGAACGACGTCTTGATGAGGTAATAGATATGTTATTGGATCGCAAATGAGCCAAGTAGATAAGTTCCTAGAGATAGCACAGGCAGAGGTCGGCGTAGTAGAAGCCGAAGGCAATAAGGTTAAATACAACAAGAACAACGGACAACCCTGGTGTGGTTACTTTGTCAACTGGTGTGCTACAAAAGCCAAGATAAAGATTCCTAGCTGCGTCTATACACCTGCTGGTAAAGCAGGCTTCCAAGGTTTAGGCACTTGGTTTAATATAGCAACTGAGAAACCACAGCCTGGAGATATAGTTTTCTTCGACTTCCCTGGCGGCGATAAGGTAGACCACGTTGGCATTATCCTCAAGGATAACGGCGACGGAACAGTTACCACTATCGAAGGCAATACCAGTCCAGAGAAAAAACCAAAAGGCTCACAAGCCAATGGTGGAGAAGTTGCCCTACGCATCCGTGCGTATAAAGCAAACAACAAGCGCAAGCTCGGTGTATTTATCGTCGGGTTTGGCAGACCGAAATGGAGCAAGAAATGAAAGATCTACTAAAGAAACTAAAAAGCCCAAAGACTAAGGCAGCCTTTATGTCTTACCTTCGTGCTGTTCTAGCATCAGCAGTAACTATGGCTATCGCCTTAGCAGCAGATGTCGCACCAGAATATGCCATCCTAATTGGTTCCCTTGCTGCACCACTAGCAAAGTGGGCAGACAAGACTGAAAAAGAATTTGGATTAGGTTCCGAAAAGTAACCTAGCTTCCTGCGAGGCAACATATAGCCCTGCTCCCTAACCGGAGTAGGGCTTGTTTTTTTATGCCGTTTTACGGGGTAAAAGATGGCGAGTTGCCCGACTTTTATTACTAGGTAGGGGTAATGGATGGGTCAAGGTTCCAAATCGCCTCAACTCGAAATCAATTTACTTCTGTTTACTCCTTGTCAACGGGGCAAGGCACGACGACCAGGTTCCCACAGTTGACGCAGGTAGCGTCAAGGTGATACCAGACTAGCTCGTAGTCTTCAAAGGAAGCCATAACATTAAAGACCTGTGATCCACAAGGACAGGCGTGTATCGGTCCTAAGGACCTCAAGTCCGTGCCAAATTTATCAGGCAGGCGGTTATTGTTTTTAAACAGGGTAAGTAGACGGAGCCACACAGGAACCGTATACTGACCGTTACGCGCCCTTGAAGGGCGCTCAGACCGTTTAAACTCGCTCACGCTCGTATTATACACAGACTCTAGTAAACCAACGCCTAGTAGGAAACTCTGGCGTGTCGTGATATGATTCACGCCCAAGGAAAGAAGGTGTCCCATTACAACGGTTGTTGGAATAGAAGGGATTGATTACGCAGTCTTAGTAGCTGATAGTCAAATCACAGAATCTAATCTAGTAACTCTCGCACTTAGCACACCGAAGATAGTTGAGATAGGTAAGTTCCTACTTGCTATTTCCGGTGACACTAGGCCAGGAGATATACTCGCTTACAACTGGAAGCCACCTGCTTATCGTGGGGAGAATCCAGTAAGTTTTATGGGGAAGAAAGTTATCCCTAGTATTATCAAGGCATTTAATGCAAACAACTACGACTTCAATAAGGTGGATCCAGATGGTGGTTTCGATTATTTACTTAGTTTTAACGGCAATATCTTTCGGGTTGCTTGTGACCTCTCTTTTTTCCAAAGCGATGTCGGAGCTTACGCTATCGGTAGTGGCGGTCAGTTTGCTCTTGGGTATCTTTATTCAGATGTCCAGACTGAACTGGAGTTAGAAGACGCAAAGCGACTCGCCCGAAAAGCAGTTGAGATTGCATCGGTCCTTGACGTCAACACTGGCAAGCCTTTACAGTTGGTAGTCCAGGAGAGGACGATGTAATGATTAAGCTCTATAAGAAATTACGTTGTTGGGTATGTGGTCATATGTGGTTTTGTGATGGCCCATCTTCAACTTGCGTTTGTTTAGAATGTGGAAAGGAACTGCAATGACCGATGCTAAAGAGTTGTTGATAAACGTTCTACGTGCTAAAGATGCAAGTAGATCACGTTCAGTGCAGACACAGGTAGGTCCATCAGAACTTGGTGGTTGCCGTCGTAAGGTTTGGTATCGGTTGAATGCACAACCGGAAACTAATGATAACGAATTAAAACTTGCAGCAATTATGGGAACTGCTATTCACGCAGCCATTGAAGAAGCTATCGGTGCTATTGACCCAAAGGGTGAGAAGTATGTAGTTGAAGCTGAAGTTCAACACGGCGATATGAAAGCACACGTTGACTTATTCATACCAGAATCTGGTGATGTGATTGACTGGAAGACTAGCAAGATAAAGAACCTAGGCTACTTCCCATCAACGCAACAGCGTTGGCAGGTGCAGGTATATGGCTATCTATTATCCAAGAATGGTTATGATGTTAAGAATGTTAACCTTGTAGCGATTGCACGTGATGGTGATGAACGTGATATCAAGTGGCACTCAGAACCTTACGATGAAGCAATGGCACTTGAAGCACTGGGTTGGTTAGCAGCAGTTAAAGAATCTGCAACACCACCTGATCCTGAGAAGGATGAAAGTTACTGTAAGTTCTATTGTAAATACTATGACGCATCTGGTGAGATGGGATGCGTTGGTCTAAAAAAAGAACGTATCGAAGTCAGTGAGGTAGTAATACCGGACCCTGATGTTGACAAGAATGCATTGTTATATCTACAGTATGACGCACAGATAAAAGAACTAGAAAAACAAAAGGATTCCTTGAAGGCCAGCTTCGAGGGAGTAATAGGTAGCACTCTTAGCGGAGTGCAAATCAGTTGGACAACAGTCGCTGGTAGGTCTACTGTTGACGACAAGGAAGTTGAGAAACTTCTAGGCTTTGTTCCTAAGAAATTAGGACCAGAATCTAATCGCTTATCTATCAAACAAAGTGGAGGCAAGTAAATGGCAGCACCCGATTCAACCAAGTTGCAGGCTAACTTTAAGTTAGCTGATGGAACTCTTATTAATATCTATGCTTCATCACAAGCAGAACTTGAAGCACAACTAACAACACTACAAGATGTGGCTGAACTAATTAAGTCAACATCAACAGCACTAGGTAGCGGTGGTAACTTTGCATATGCAGCAAAGGCATTTAACGCTACACCGGTAGTTGATACACCACCTTTTAACAATGCTCCTGCTTCGACAGGAGCGGAACAACAATGCAAGCACGGAACAATGTCACTTCGTAGCGGAACTAACGCACAAGGTAAAGCCTGGAAGGGCTTGATGTGTGCAGCACCGAAGGGCGCACCTGATAAGTGCGAGACGGTGTGGATCCGATAACTAATGCGAGAGCCTCAAGAATTCGAGGCTCCATTATGTGCCGAAGTGGGCGGAGATTACTGGTTTCCTGAAATAGAAATCGGTTATCAGATGCAACAGAATGTTAGCTATGCTAAATCAATCTGTGGTAAATGCCCCCACCAAATTGAATGCGCTGAATGGGGCATCTATAACGAGCAGCACGGTATCTGGGGCGGTCTAACCGTTAGGACCAGAGCTACTATAAGAAGACAGCGAAACATAATACTTAGGAGAGATAACGTTGCTTGATTTATCCAGAGCGTGGAGTGGTGTCCTTACCAAAGCAACACCACTGCCTGACGTATGGAGAGCCTTATCTAATAAGCAAATCAAGTTTAGACGTGGGCAAGTATGTATGGTTGCAGCAGCACCTAATGCTGGTAAGTCAATGTTCGCATTGATATATGCAATCAGAGCAAATGTGCCTACGTTATTCTTCTCTGCTGATACTGACACAACTACGGTTATGATGAGAGCTGCGGCTCATCTATCAGGACATTCTCAGGTGTTAGTTGAAAGCAACTTGGCTAGCAACACTCATTATTACGATCAGCATTTACCAAGACTAAATAACATTAAATGGGTCTTTGATTCATCACCTTCAATAGATGACCTTGAACTTGAGATTCGGGCGTATGTAGAATTATATGGCGAGGCGCCAGAGTTGATAGTCATAGACAACTTAATGAACGTAGTTGCTGAAACTGATAATGAGTGGGCTGGTCTTCGTGCAATTATGATGGAGCTACACGATATGGCACGTAAGACTGAAGCGTGTGTGCTGGTATTGCACCACGTATCAGAGC